TAATGGTATATTATCTACGGGCGCCTCAAAGGTTGAGCCTTGAAACGTTGTGGTTTTTGTTATGGTTTTTACAATTTTGTTAGTGATGTCGCCATCTTCGGCATCACTTGCGGTTGCTCCGGGGTCTTGGTAGTATTCGGTCATAATAATTAAGTATTAACAACTGGATCTCCAATCAATGTAATAACTGGCGGTGTATTCACAACTGTAACTTGTCGACTCGTGCTTGCGCTCAATCCTCCCGAATCTGTCACGGTATATGTTATAGTAAGTACTCTGGGATTTGTAGTTGATATATTGGCATTAGTACCTCCTTCAGAAGTAGTTACAACAATCTGGCTTGTGAGATTACCGTCTTGTGCGTCTGCTGCTGTTGCTCCTTGATCAGTATAAGTTGATCCTGCATTCACAGAAACTGCTGCGCTTCCTGTTAAGGTTATTGTCGGCGGGGTGTTCGGCGCAGGCTCTACAACGACAACCCTTGTCACTTGGTCTGCAGGCAGTCCACCTAGATCGGTTACATTATAAGTTATTGTATAAGTAGCTGGTACTGAGGTATTTACAGGATTTACGGTGACTATTCTTGAGGTTATATTTCCATCTTGTGCATCTGAAGCTGTTGCGCCCTGATCGGTATATGTTGTGTTTTGAGCAATTGTAACAGAAGCTGGACCAATTCGCGTAATAACTGGCGGATCATTTGCGGGTAAATTTACGATCACTGTTCTTATTTTTTCATCTGCAGCGAGTCCTTGAGAATCTTGAACATTGTATTTCACTTGATAAGTTCCTGCCACAGCAGTATTTACTGGATTAGTTGTAACTATACTAGTAGTTATCACTCCGTCTTCTGGGTCGAAGGCGGTTGCGCCCTCATCATTATAAGTGTCTCCAGTAATTAAATATTTTGGATTAAGCCCTATAATTTCAATTTCTGGTTTTTCGTTTTGTAGGGATACGGTTAAATTTAAAGTAATTGGCTGAACAGAAGCTCCTGCATAGTTGGCGGCTATAGCATTAAAGGATAAAGTCAGGGTATTGTCAACTATTGTTTTAGAGCTCACATCAATTACTCCACTAATCAATCCAGCATTACTAACAGTTAAAGATCCAACTCCAGCATTATTACTTATAGTATACAAGAAAGGATGATTTTTATCTCCAGACATATTAGAAGCTACAATTTGATAAGAGAAATTAAATACAAGAGATGTAATATTTTTATTAATAATTGAATCAGAAGTTATAACAGGTAAATCAGCTTTAGTAATACCTCTAAATTCAGAAAAACTATAACTTGATCGTGTATAGCTTGATCCCCCTCTTAGGGACCCTATGGATTGTCCAAACGCATCAAGTTCATTTGGCATCTTAAATGGCGCGCTCCATCCAGCAATACTGGATGCTTCAACTCCGTCAGGATTAGATTCTAAAAATTGCTTTATTTCAGAAAACTTTATTTGCCCTTCTTCAAACATGGGAACTCTTTTTCTATTATTTTTATTAAAGGTTTTAAATTATCTGCTTTAATATAATCTGCTGGATATGCTCCCTTTAATTTTTTATGAGGCTCACCTAGCCATGTTGCCGCGCCTCTTGGGCCAAGCGCATCACACAATCGTTGAAAAATTTGAAATTTATTCATGCATAATATATTACACTGTGTAATCTAAAAATAGATGGCACGCAAAAAAACTGCTAAACAAGAAGAGGCATTTCAAATACCTCAATTAAAGTCAACTGAGTTTAAAGTTGAAAACAAACGACTTACAAAGAAACAAAAGGAGTTTATAGCTCTTTCTTTAAGAGAGGACACTCGAATAATGTTCGTTTGTGGTCCAGCTGGAAGCTCAAAAACATATATGGCAGTTTATTCTGCCTTACGCCACTTAAGTAATAATAATGATTTAGATTTAATGTATATAAGAACTATTATTGAAAGTGCAGACAAGGGTCTTGGCGCCCTGCCCGGCAACATAGACGAAAAGTTTAACCCATATATGGGCCCACTACAAGATAAGCTTGACGAGATGCTACCCGCGAAGAACACAGCCCCCACAGTCATGAAAGAGCTTATGGAGCAAAGAGTTCAGGCCATGCCTATAAACTTTATAAGGGGAGCGAACTGGATCAACAAAATTGTCGTGGCAGACGAAGCTCAAAACTTTACATTTAAAGAGTTAACTACTCTTATAACTCGAATTGGCGAAAATACTAAATTATTTATTTGTGGTGATTTTATGCAAAGTGACATTAATGGCAAGAGTGGCTTTAATGCGATGTATAATTTATTTAATGACGAAGATAGTAAATTGAAAGGCATCCACTGCTTTCGATTTACAAAACATGACATCATGCGAGATGAATTACTTAAATTTATCATTGGAAAATTAGAGAGCAAATAATTTGGTGTAATTTACCCTAATGATAGAGATAATTTGCGCATTAATAGGAGGAGCTTTTACCATTGGCGGTGTTTACATATCTAGTAAGATCCGACAAAGAAAAGACCCCCTTCCGTTTGATATTGACAGAAATGACAATATATATACTGCGCTGTCGTATACTCTAGAAGAGCTTTCTGCAGACCGCTGTTACGTTCATCAATTTCATAACGGCGATCACTACTACAGTGGAAATTCTCAGCAAAAATTTAGTTGCACATATGAAATCGTAGATGAGGGTATAAGTTGTGAAGCTCCAAACAGCCAAAACCATAGGGTATCAAATTATAATTATTTTATTAAAGATTTAGTTAAGAATGATGGCTTCTGTTATGGAGATATTAATACCATTGAGGATTCTACATTAAAAGATAAATTAAAAAGACAAGGCGTACGATCAATTGGATGTGTTCCTATTAAATTATTAAATGGTAGAATTATAGGTGTTTTAGGGGTAGATTTTGTTAAGCAGAAAAAAGAAGTTTGCGGGGAAGGCATGCAATCCTTAAAAATGCAGGCTCGAATCATTGCAGGCTATTTGTCTAAAAGTTGATTTATTGCAAAAAAAACGTATAATTAAATATGAATAGTGTGTATTGTACAAGCTGCGGAGCAAAAATTGAATATTCCTACCCGAAACCCAAGTTTTGTTCTAGCTGCGGAACAAGTATGTCTCCTGAAGTTTCGCAAATGCCAAGCAAATCTTCTGCTGCGCAAAGTCAAACCCTCCAAGAGGATGAGACTAATGTTGAGAGAGTCCCAAATATAAATCAGCTATCTTATGATGTGGACTATGGTATGCCAAATATCATTAAGGGTAAAGAAATAATTGAAAATCCTTCTGCCCCAGCGCCCAGAATAAGCCGAGCGCCTTCAAACAAAAGCAACGCTACTCAGTCTGAAAAGGATGTTATCATGGAAAGCATGCAGGCATGCCGCAACCAAGGTAAACCAACTGAGTTAAATGGGTAGACCTAGAAAACTCAGATACGAAGATCGTGCGGATGTAATCGATAACGAACTTCGAAAAAGAAGGCATAAATGGCATCTTCACGCCTTGGCATGGATGGATTACGATGATGTCGAACAAATAATTAGGGCTCACATATATAAAAAATGGGATCAGTGGGATCAAAAGCGATCTCTAGCTCCTTGGGTTAATAAAATTATATCTAACCAGCTTAAAAATATATTTAGAAATTATTATACCAACTTTGCTCGACCATGTTTGAATTGTCCATTCGCCCAATCTTCTTCAACAGAGGCTGATGAGTCTCATTCAGGTATGTGTGCATTTACTCCAAGCGGGGTGCAGTGCGGGGAATGCCCTCTGTATGCCAAATGGGAAAAAACTAAAAAAAATGCCTATGATATAAAAATGCCCCTTGCCTTAGACCATCACCCGCAGGAGGTTTTTAGCATACAACAAGATTCTTTTGACGTTATGAGTTCCGCCTCAAAACTCCACTCTGAAATGAAAAAAAAGTTAAGCGAAAAGCACTATACGATATATAGGTTAATATATATTGAAAATATTCCAGATGAGAAAGTTGCAGAAACAATGGGTTACAAAAGTAATGAAAAAGGAAGAAAGGCTGGATACAAGCAAATAAAAAATTTGAAAAAGATGTTTTTAGCCAAAGCAGAAGAAATACTTGATCGAACTGATATAATTATGTAACATGAAGCTAAATAAAGAACAAAGAAAATATCTAAGAGAAAACCATAAGAAAATTCCTGATTTAATTAAATTGACTCAGGCAGTTTTTCTTGATGAAACTTTAGACGGTAGGTCAAAAGAAGGTCGGGCGGTAAAGGATTTTTTGATCAAAGAAGAATTAAATTTCAACACAACAAAAAAAGAGAAAAAAGAACCTATTAATCTCACGGATGATCAAAAAGAAGAAGTTCTTGACCTTGCCGAAGACGGGCTGAGTTCTTTTCAAATCGCTCAAATTGTTTTTCCAGACGTTGAAGTAAAAAAGTTATCTATGGAGCAGAGATCTGTTATGTCATTCCTAACAGATGTCGCACCCACCTTAATTTCTGCTGCAGAGAAACCAAAGGTAAAAGAAAAATATATGCCTCCTTCATCAACAGATGAAGCTATCCAGCTCGTAAATCTTTACTTGAATACAGGGCTCGAGTCTTCACAGCTAAGCTCTATAGAAAAAAAGTCACTAGAAAAACTCGTACATTTTCTTCAGGCTCCTAGATTTGTAAATACTATTAATAATTATAGAGATAAAGAAGATCGAGAGCTTTTTGAAGCAGAATTTGTTAGGGCAACTTGGGAAAAACCCGACTTAACCACCGACGAAGTTAATTTATACATTAACGTCTGTATAGATTATATCAACCTTAGGAATATAAGTAGAAATATCGAAAAGCTAAATAGAATGTTTAATGATGCAGACTCTCAGCAAGAAATGACAGTTCGTCTTGCGGAACTCTTAAAAACTAAAAGTGAAGAGTATGATAAGTGTGAGAAACGAATGGAGTCTTTAATTAAAAAATTAAACGGAGATCGTGCCCGACGAATAGAAAGCAAGCAAGGTCAAAATGCGAATATTTTGTCATTGGTAGAAAATTTTCAAAGCGAAAAAGAAAGAGAAGTGATGGTTAAGATGGCTGAAATGCAAAAAAAGCTAGTGAACGAGGAGGCGGATCGTTTAGAATCTATGGAGTCTTGGAAGGCTAGAATTCTTGGTTTATCTAGAGATGACGCGGTATAAACATATATCACCTAAAAGGATAACTTTAATTCAAGATGGAGTATTCACTTGTGAAGAAGTTATACCCGCGAACGTATGTAAAGAAATCATTAGTATAGGAGAGCTTATGCTTAAGCCCGCCCGAACCATGGGTAAGCAGTCGAAAACTCGCACCAATCAGCTTTCATGGATATCTCCCAAAAAACACCCCGCGCTTGAAGAACTGCAAAAATATTGTGCAGAAATTTCAGGTCGGGATATTGCGTTTCAAGAAACTCCACAATTCTTAAAATATTCTCCCGGAGAATATTATGCTGCCCATGACGATTTTTTACCAGAAGAATACTTAAGATACTCAAGCATCAGCCCTATCTCAAGAATGCAAAGAGGCTTTACGTTTTTATTTTATTTAAATGAAGGAGAGCGGGGTGGGGAAACCAGATTCCCTAAACTCTCTACGATAATCAAGCCAAAAACTGGTAAATTATTAATGTGGAAAAATATTGTTGATGGAAAATTAAACCGAGAGTCTACCCATGAAGGACTTCCCCCGAAAGATTGGACAAAATACGCTCTGACGATATGGACAAGAACAGTATAGTTTGCAAGATATGCAATAAAGCATTTGACTCAGAAAAGGGGCTTCATATCCACCTGAAGTCTCATTCTGTTACAATGGCCGAATATTATACAACATACTACCCCAGAAAAAACTTACTGACTGGAGAGCCGCTTCCATTTAAAAACAAAAAGGATTACTTTAATAATAGCTTTTCTACCAGATGGCAGATGATACAATGGCTTGCAAAAAACAAAGACTCTTTAGAGGCAAAAAAATACGCTATTAAGCAAATTAGTCTTAGGGTCGCCGAGAAAGGCCTTAAAAGGGCTCCAAATCATTTAGAGCTAGAGATATTAGACCTGCCCCCAATAGACAGTTTAAAAATGTTATTCGGCTCTTATTCCGCAGCATGTGAAAAAGTTGGAGTACCGCCGATTTTTACCAAAAGGATTCCAAGAGAATTTTTTACAGAGAACTTCCAAGACACTAAAATATTTATTGATACAAGAGAACAAAAACCTCTCTCCTTTCCTAGTCAATCAATAATGAAATTAGATTTTGGGGATTATACTGCCGCAGGAGATCAATACGCCTATACTTACGTTGACAGGAAAAGCGAGCAAGATTTTAAATCTACAATGACCACCGGCTTTGAAAGGTTTAAAAAAGAACTTGATAGAACGAGAGACTTTGGATGCTACATGTTTATTGTTGTAGAGAGTAGTATTGAAAAAATCAAAAGAAATAATAATTTTGCAGCACACAAATCTAACTTAAAATACGTTTGGCATAATATGCGTGTCTTAACTCATGATTATGCTGGAGTTTGTCAATTTGTATTTTCAGGCAGTCGATCAAAGTCTGAAGAAATTATTCCAAAGATCGTAACCCTTGGTGATAAAATATGGGATTGCGATATGCAATACTACATTGATAAATCTACAAAAAATAAGGAGGATGCATAATGGTTTGGGAAGCAGGTAATCAACCTCAAAATCCTACTAAGGAAGATTTAAATAAAATGCTTTTGGAGTGTGGGTTTCTGGAAGAGAATGAGGCTAAAATATTGCTGTATAAATTTTTAAGAGAAAATATTACATTTACTACGAGTTTATTATCAGGCGTCGACTTATTTCCATTTCAGCACATGGCAATTAAGTCCATGTTCGAAACAGATTATTTTTTGGGTATTTGGAGTCGGGGTATGTCAAAATCTTTTACTACAGGAATATACGCCTTTTTGGACGCGATTTTAAATCAGGGAATGGAGATTGGAATACTCGCCGCATCATTTAGGCAGTCTAAGCAAATATTTAAAAAAATCGAAGATATTGCATCAAAACCCGAGGCGCAGTTTCTCGCAAACTGTATAACTAAAAAAAGTAAAAGCAATGACGAGTGGCTGATGGAAATAGGGCGCAGCCGAATAAGAGCTTTACCTCTGGGCGACGGTTCTAAACTGCGGGGGTTTCGTTTTCATCGAATCATTATTGACGAGATGTTATTGATGCCCGAAAGAATTTATAATGAAGTTATTGTTCCGTTTCTATCTGTCGTGGAGAACCCCACTCAAAGAGAAGATTTATTTAATCTTGAGACAGATCTGATTGCTCAAGGAAAAATGAAAGAAGAAGAGAGGTATCGATGGCCTAACAATAAATTAATCATGCTTTCTTCCGCTAGTTATAAGTTTGAATATTTATATAAACTATATTCTAATTTTGAAGAGTTAATTACTAATCATGTAGACACTAAGGATGGATCTAATGCTCGTAGAGCTATCATGCATTTTAGTTATGATTGCGCTCCAAAACAATTGTATGATTTAAATCTTATTAATCAATCTAAGGCAACTATGAGTCAATCCCAGTTCGATAGGGAGTTTAACGCTGTATTTACTGATGATAGTAGTGGATACTTTAAGACTTCGAAAATGGCAGAATGTACAATTCCTGATGGAGAAGGTCAATGCGTAGAGATTGCGGGAGAACCTGATGCCAAATATATACTTGCTATTGACCCTAGCTGGGCAGAAAGCGAAAGCTCAGATGATTTTGCGATGCACGTATTAAAGTTAGACGATAAATCTAGACAAGGAACCTTAGTCCATAGTTATGCTATGGCAGGAACTCGACTTAAGGATCATATATTTTATTTTAAATATTTGTTAGATAAATTTAATATTGTTTCTATCGTTGCCGACTACATGGGAGGTGTTCAATTTATTAATGCAGTGAATGAAAGTAGTCTATTTAAAAAAGATAAAGTTGAGTTTGGTGTTGTAGATGTAAAATTTGATGATTTGAGTGACTACCAATCGGTTCTTGCCGAAACCAGAAAACAATATAATTTAAAGTCTAGAAAAATATGCTTTCTGCGTAAGCCAAATTCTGACTGGATTCGTAGGGCAAATGAATCACTACAAGCTAATTTTGATCATAAAAGAATATGGTTTGCATCTAGAGCTATCGACGAAGACTATGCTATTCAGAGAAGAAAAAAAATACCCATACAAAAGTTGAAATTTTTAAGTAGAAACGCCGAAGAGGGTCAAACATCTTCAGCAAAGATCATCGATTTTATCGAGCATCAGTACGATATGCTTAATTTAACTAAAACGGAGTGCGCACTAATTCAGATCAAAACTTCTCCTCAAGGAACTCAAACATTTGACTTGCCAGATAATCTGAAGCGACAAGGTGGGCCAGAGAAAACAAGAAAAGACTCCTACTCTGCGTTGGTTCTTGGTAATTGGATGATTGAGCTATATTATGATTTCCAAAATGTTAACATTAAGCCGACTTATTTAGATTTTACGCCCGTATTCATAAAGTAGAAAAAGTACTTTAAAAGTAACTTTATACTTTTATTATATAAAAACGCGTGTAATAAAACTCAATGAGCAAAAGAAAATATACCAAAAAGTCAGACTACTGGAAGAAATTTGAACAAAATGCTCCAGTTCCGTCATTTATGGAGAGTCAGGCAGCTTGGACTCCAGAGCTTGCGGGGGAAGGATTTTATGAATCTGTAGCCTCAAGAGGAGCCGCCGCTAGAAACACAACAACCCGACGCAGAAATGTTGCGACAAATTCAGACAAAGGAGCTACGTATGATAATATCGGAAAAGGTATGCTTCCTTATTCATATAGCAAGGGTGGTATACATATACAAGAATCTATCGAGCTATGCCAAAAGGCTTACGCTAATGTTTCTATCTTTCGAAATGCGATTGATATCATGGCAGAATTTTCTAATGCTGAGCTAGTCCTTGAAGGAGGAACAGCGGTCTCTAAAAACTTTATTGAAACTTGGTTTAAAAAAATAAATATGTGGGCCTTAAAAGACCAATTCTTCAGAGAGTACTATAGGTCTGGAAACGTTTTCTTATATACTATCCAAGGTAAATTTAAATTAGGAGACTTTAAAAATTTTTCAAAAAAACTTTCTGTTATTTCTAAAAACGAATTGCCTTTAAAATATATTATAATTAACCCATACGATATTGTAAGAAAACATAGTTCATCATTTTCTACTTCATTGTATCAAAAAATATTAAGTGAATACGAATTAGAGAGATTAAAAAATCCAAAAACTGACTCTGATAGAGAAATTTATAAAGCTCTGTCTCCTGAGGCAAAAGATAAAATTCAACGAGGTGGATATGTTCGAGATGGTATAAAAGTTGATTTAGATCCAAAGTATTTGCGTTATTGTTTTTATAAAAAGCAAGATTACGAACCTTTTGCAATACCTTTTGGTTTTCCTGTTTTGGATGATATTAATTTTAAGCTTGAGCTAAAGAAAATAGATCAGGCAATTACTAGAACTATTGAAAATGTAATTTTACTAATTACTATGGGCGCCGAGCCTGACAAGGGAGGAGTTAACCCTAAGAACCTTGTTGCTATGCAGAGCTTATTTCAAAACGAAAGCGTTGGTAGAGTTTTAGTTAGTGATTATACAACCAAAGCCCAGTTTGTTATTCCTGAAATTAACAAAGTTCTCGGACCGGAAAAATATGAAATTGTAAATCAAGATATTAAAGAGGGACTTCAGAATATTATTGTTGGACAAGAAAAGTTTTCTAATACAGCAGTAAAAGCTGAAATATTTCTAGAAAGGCTTAAGGAATCAAGAAATGCATTCTTGCATCAATTCTTGCAGCCAGAAATCGATCAATTATGCAAAAACCTAGGAATGAAAAAAGCTCCTATTGCTAGATTTGAAGAGGTTAACGTTAAGGATGAAACTCAACTACAAAGAGTTACTACTAGGTTGATGGAAATTGGAGTGCTGACTCCTCAACAAGGTATTGATGTTATTAAAACAGGAATTTTTCCTGATTCTGAATTGATTGAGCCCGCACAAGAAGCTTTCGTAGAAGAAAGAGAAAAAGGTTATTACAATCCTTTAGTTGGCGGAGTGCCCATGATGACTGGCGCCGAACAGCCAAATAATAATTCCACGCCAAAATCTGCAGGAAGACCTGTTGGTACATCAGGCATACCTAAAGAAGCTAGTGCAAAAAAAGATTTATATAGCGTAGACTATATTCAGGACGTAATAAAAGAAACAGATGCTTTTAGGCAAACTACGATGGCCAAGTTGAAAAAAGAAAACCAAATAAAGAGATTTACTAAAAAACATAAAGATTTGTTAGATCGCTTGTGCGAATCTGTCATAACCTCTTCTGAACTTGGAACTTGGAGTAAAAATGCGGATCGCCTAATAAAAAATCCAAAAAGTATTATTTCACTTGAAACTATTACTGAAATTAATAATATTTCTGTAGAGCATCAGTTGGATACCTATTCTGCGGCACTATTATATCACAGTAAAAAATTTAATAAAAAATAATATTCTTTTTAATTGGTGTAACAAATCACATGAAGTCATATAACAAAAGTAAATCTCCATTTAAGTATACTACTGTGTTTAGCCAAAATTCCTTGGCTTCAATTAAGGTTGGAGAAGAGAATAATATTTCACTTGCATCATTAGATCCCCTTCAGCCTTTAATTCCTGAAGAAGTTGATTTGGGCAGAAATATTGATTTATTGGGAGTTGCCTTTAATGCAGCAGTTGCAAATAAATTTAATAATAACGGGGATGGTATAGAGACAAATACCGCTCTTGCTATAAAAGATTACTTTATTCATAAGCCTACAAATATTGAGCATGACCGCTCACGAGTTGTGGGACATATTGTTAATGCAGGGATATCTGCCTATGGACAAGAAAGTTCTGAATTGATTCCCGAAGAAGAACTTAAAGGAACTTATTCTCCCTTTCATATATCTCTCGCTGCGGTAGTATATAGAATAGTCAATTCAGATTTTGCTAACTTGATTAATGATAGCAGTGATCCCGAGCACGAAAACTATCAAATGGTTTCCGCAAGTTGGGAGTTGGGCTTCAATGAATATCTTATTGCTCTGGGTAGTGATGATCTTACTGAAGCAGAATTAATTTCCGACGAAGGACAAGTCGAAGAGCTGTCTCAGTATCTTGTTACTCAAGGCGGTGCAGGAAAAATGAAAGACGGTACAAAGGTAAATAGACTAGTGGTTGGAGATGTATATCCTCTGGGCATTGGATTTACCGCAACCCCTGCTGCAGACGTTAAAGGCCTCATAACAAAGAAAGAAAAAAAGACTCTAAAATCATATTCTAATGTAGAAAAAATAGAAATTAATAAAAACTTTTTAACCCCTTTATTAACAAAAGAAAATAAAAAAATTTCCCAGAACGATAAAAAATGGGTAAACTTATCAGATAACAAAAATATTATCATGGAATCACAAGAAATAATTCAAGAATTCAAAGCCGCATTGGACCAGCATAAGTTCGATAAAGAAGCTGTCGCTTCTATGACTGAGACATTCACTAGTGCTATTAAGCAAAAGGATGAGCAGTATCAAGCCGAACTCGAGCAGGCCCAAAACGCTGAGAAGGAATTGATTAAACAGCAAGAAGAGCTTCAGGCTTCTGTTAAAGATCTTGCGGCTCAGCTTAAGGAAGCTACCGACAAGGTTCAAGACCTAGAAGACGCTAAGGCTCAAGAAGTTGTGAAAGCTGCATTCAATGAAAGAATGGGAGCTCTCGATTCTGAGTTTGATCTTGAGGACGAAGATAAAACTATCATCGCTCAAGAATTAAACCAGCTAGACGTCTCTGAAGAAGCTTTTGCTGAATACCGTACTCGCTTTGATCAAGTGTGGAAGCACAAAAACAAAGCGCACAAAGAAGAGCAAGAACAAGCTTTTCAAGAAAAGTTACAAGCAGCTTTAGAAGCTAAGCTTAAGGAAATGGAATCCGGAGAAACCTCCGTGGCTTCCGAAGTTACCTCTGAAGAAGTAGCTGAAGAAACTACTGAAGAAGTTGTCGAGGAAGCCTTAGAGCAAGCTGAAGCCGCAAATACTGAAATTTCAAACTCTAACGAATCTCTCTCTGAGGAAGCGGAAACTTGGGCTGAAAAGTTCAAGGGTGCGTTCAAAGATAGCGTTTCTGTTCAATACTAAACAATAATAATAAAATGGGACTCAGAATATTACCATTCAGACAGTACGACGAAAATAACGTTGTGAACATGTTCTCGTTTGCTACAGGCGCAGCCAATGTTAATTTGGTTGAAAAGCTTGATGACGACATTACAGGACATAAAGCTCACGCCGGAGTTTTTGTTAAAGTTGCTAGCGCTGACCTGAATAAGGATCCGATCGAGTACGCTGATAGTAGCTACTTGGGTAAAACATCCTACCCACACGTGGGTGGAAATGCTTATCCTTCGGTTCCTCATACAGTGGAACTCGCCGGAGCTACAGATTCTCCGTTGGGTATTACGCTCTATCAAACCGCATTAAAGGATGAGAATGACGAAAAGCTTCTCTACTATCCTCAAAAAGCCCTTGAGAACTATGCAGTTCTTCCGGGACAGGCTGTTCCTGTCGCAACAAAGGGTATTTTCACTCTGCATGAAAGTGCTATCAAGAACTCTACTTGGGGTGACGTTGCTCCCGGCAAAAAGCTTAAAGTTGCTGCTAACGGGAAATGCGAAGCTACCTCAGCAGTTTCTGGTGAGCGCTTTGTTGGTAAGGTTCTCGCCACAGGCGAACGCCAAGCTGACGGCAAGGGAGCTTCTGTTGACGCTTTCTCCGGAAAATATGCAGTTGTGCAAATTGATTGCTAATCTTTAAACGAAAAGGAAAAAATATATAATGAATATTACTCTTAAACGAACTGAAGAGCAAGTCGAGCTAGTTAAAGCTATGGCTTCCAAAAACAGGGACACCGCTTATGAGGCACAAGCCGCATTAGCCGCATTTCTTGCACCTGTACTTGCAGAAGTTATTAATAACGCTCCTACAATCAGCAATCTTTTCAAAACACTAAGCTTCAGCCCAGACGACAATCCCAGCATTCCTTTGGATTTGTATTCGGATATCGTTGATGAAGACTACGTTCAGGTTTACAGCCAGTCGGTTCCCGGCGGTCTGCCAACCAGTACCGTACAGCCTAGCTTCAGCGAAATGAAGGTTACAACCTATCGTTTAGATAGTGCTGTTTCTTTTGATCGCAAGTTTGCTTCTAAGTCTCGTATGGACGTAGTTGGAAAAACCTTTGCTCGTGTAGCTCAGGAAATTCTTCTGAAGCAAGAAAGAACTTCCGCTAACCTTATCATGGGTGCTCTTGCCAAGGCAAAAACCAATGGCGACAAGCACATCATTGATTGTGGTGTTGACGGTCGAGTTCTTCTTGATGATTTCAACCGCATGCTTACGCTTGCTAAGAGGATTCACACTTCTTGGAGTGGTGGTTCCCCAACAGCTCGTCGTGGCGGAGTTACCGATCTTATCGTTTCTCCTGAAGTTGTACAAGAACTTCGTACGATCGCTTATAACCCGATCAATACGAAGGGTGCTGGTACAACCACAACTGCTGCAGTTGATATTCCTGCAGGAACAGATTCAGGTGGCGGAACAGGTTCCGTAACTGTAGCGAATCCTGCTGCTGGAGTAATTCCTGCAACAGATGAGATGAGAAACGCTATCTACAACAATGCCGGTATCCCTGAATTCTATGGTGTTAACATCATGGAAATCAATGAAATGGGTGTTGGACAAAAGTTCAACAAGGTGTTTGATGCAGTTTCCTCTGATCTTACTGACGGCTCTGCTGAAGAGCTTATGCTTGGATTGGATCGTTCTATGGATTCTCTCATGAAGGTTGTTGCTCTCGACGCAGAGAGTGGAACTGAAATGAGTCTCCTTGCTGACGACCAATACAGCGTACGTCAACAAAAGATCGGATACTACGGATCTCTTGAAGAAGGACGCGTTTGTCTTGACGACCGCGCTCTGTTTGGCATGATTGCCAAAGATATGTCTGGTGCTAACCCCGTTAGCTGAGGACATAAATAACCCTTAACCAGAAAGCCCGCCTTTATGGCGGGCTTTTTGTTTTTCTAAAAGACTTGAATTGTGTGTAACATCTGATATAATAACTTTAAGGTAAAAGGAAAAAGGTATGGCTACTAAAAAAAGTAAAACTACAAAAAAGAAGACTCCTGCGAAACAAACTCAGGAAAGTCAATCAAAGTCACTGCTCGATAAGTTAGAATCTATGGAGCAAACTACGGGCAAAGAATATACCGACCAAGTAAGAACGTTAGAAAGCGTATTGGGGGTAAAAGAAGTCAATGAATTCGGTACTAGCAATGCGCAAGTGTTTGAAGAAAATATTTCAGAAATGACTTTGGTAGATATGCAAACTCTCGCAGTTAGAGTGGGCGTAATGCCAAGCCCTAATAAGCCAAATTTAAAAAAGAGACTCTTAAAGGCATTCAACGCCAGAAATAAAACTCAGGGTATTGCAGGCCAAAGTCTCGAACAGCAGATTAAATTAAATCCTGAAAGCGAATCATACGAAGAAGCTTTGAGGATCATAAGAGGTGAATAATGAGTGATATCAGTGGTTTAGCTAGAAGCATTCTTGACTACGAATTTGACGGAGATGCTTCTGTTGCTCCGCTGACATCAATATCTGGGTGGCTCTCTTCTCACGTGGGAGAACTTAATACGTTAATTCATACCTCTTTTGAGGTAAGCGGAAATTACATTTCCCCTACAGGAGATTTTTGCGCAGAAGAGGAAGCTATTCTGCGCGCGATGTATCTAAAGTCATTTAATAATTCTATGTCCAGAAAGACTTTACAGGGAGCCACCACATCAAGCGATTTTATACAGATTAGAGACGCAGATGGGTCGATGATCGTGCGACCTAACAAAACGACCGCTGCGGGCGCCTACAGGTCTTTATCGAGCGCTTACGCAGAGGAATTAAATAAGCTAGTCAGTGCGTATATATCATTTCAGACGAAACCTGTTCAAGTCGCAGGAAAAGACGCTCCTTCTGGATAACTTTATTAAGTAAGATGGACCGGACTTACAATGTTGATGCCGGGCAGGCTAACACGGCTTGGAATGATGAGCCAAATGATAATAATGCAAATTTTTATATTGCAGGCACTGATGGGTCTAATGTAAAAAGAAGAGGTAGAGTATTGAGGCCCTCATACGGGTACTCAATGGAGTATGACACTAAATTCAGAATGTTTAGTTACGGAGATGGATATTATTCAATTAGCCCAATAGGAGTTAACCCCATGACGGTAACACTTAGCTTGAATTATGAAGGATTAAAATATCCAGAACAAGGAGCTGAGCAATTTAATAAAGTTAATCCTATCCCAAATATTATTGGATTCCTAGAAGCAACTCAGGGAGAAAATTTTACATTTCTTCCTCCTGAGCCTTTCTGTAAATACAATAACTTTAGATGCGAGGGATACAGCACTAATTACGGAAACCACTCAGACACCATTAGTGTTACGCTTATAGGCTCGAGCCAAAGTTCGCTTAACATAAACCGTACAGACGAGCAATCTTATGGCGTTTTAACTGCCTCAGAATTATCAACCTTATATCTTGGAGAAGCTTCTGAATTTACAGGAAATTATAAAAAAGCAGAAGTTGAACCCTTGGAATATGATAAATATAGAACAACAGGTTATAACGATAGAATTACAAGATTGAATGGCCAAGGAACTCGAGGCTTAATCGCCACTACTTCTGATAGCTATGAGCCGTTTGAAATGCGGTTGAGAGGGTGGCAAAAAGATACATTTTATTCTACGCATTCTGTAGTTTCGTTAGTCCACAGTAGTGAACCAACAACTGGCGGGTTCGAAAAATACCGTTACGCAAAAGAGGATCATGTTAGTGTGGCTGCAGGTGGGGGCAATCTTCCCTCTGCTGAACATGTAGAAAGATACTGGTCATCAGAATTTCATTGGAATCCGAGCGAAGGAAGTGTGAACGCCGGTCAATCTAGGGTGATGATGAGTGAGTTTGGAGAAGGCAGAACTGAGGTTATATCGGATGGCAGAAATGCTAACCCTTTAGTCTTTAACTTTCAGTTCAATAATAGAAGCGACATAGAAGCCTACGCTATATTACATTACTTAGAATCAAGAAGAGGGCATATTAGATTTCCTGTTTTGGGAACAATACTGCCGACCCCGTATTACAGCACAAATTTTACTAGGTATTTTATTTGTGGAAAATGGAGTTTCACAAAAAACTTTTTAAACAATAATAGTATATCTGCTACTTTTATTGAAGACCCATTAGGAATAGATCTCGCCGCGCAATCTTATGACGACAGCTATACTAGCCAACCCTAGCCGATTATCTTACCGACTGTTTTATCGTTACAGAGCCTTCCATGAAGCCTCCGGCTGAAACACTAATATCTTGAGTGTCTACCACCCCAGAAATTTCTAGGAGTCTACCCATCTGCGTACCGGGCTGGTTTTCTGTACCGATCGTCCTTAATGCTATGCTAACTTTAGCTTTTGTTCCCGCTCCTTCAGAACCTTTATCGTGGCCTTGAAAGCTAATAACCTTTCCAATATCCTCTCCTTGGATTGTGAGCTCTCTATTAACTGCACCAAGATTAACCTCAACGGGATGTCTCTTACCAACAACATAAATGGGTTGACGCTCAAATTGTTCGGAAAAACTTATTGATACAGGATGCTGAATGCCGTAGGTGCTTCTATTTAATCCTTGTACGTCGCTCATAACATGGTTATGCGTAGATAAAAGATCGAGAGTAACTGGAGGAGGAAAAGAGGATGGATCTGAGCCTCCAGCTTTACTATTTAAATTATTTCCCTCTAATTCTGCGTCTGCACCTAAGCTTGTAGGAGATCCTGTAAATCGATAATCATCGTTAACTGTGGCTGAAGTACTTGCGTTTTTATCACTACTCATGCGATATATAGAAAAGTCTGCGCTGATTAATGCTGGCGCATATGGTTCCATATTCACGCTAAATGAGTTAAGGTACATTTGTCCGAAATTAAATCCAGCAAGTTGACCGTGTAATTCTGCGGACTCACCAGTAGTGGTAACAATTCTTTGAGTTGCAGCATTTAAATAAAAGTCTGTATTTAATGTAGCAGTAAGTGGACCATCTGGAAAATACTTGTGAAGTTGAGTGCTTCCAAGTGTTCTTAATGGGGGTGTAGATGCTGAAATAGAGAGACCAGCCGAAGTTGAATACATGTAGTCTAGTTTATTTACCGTGCTATTTTGGACGTATTCAGGGTAATCATGGGTATTCGCCAAATGCTGCTTATCTGCAGGAGTATCCTTTATATAAAGAGGTGTTTCTGTATATCTGTAAAAACTTCTTTTGCTGCTCATGCTATAAATTACACTAAAACATTATACATATTCCAACTTAAGTAAATTGTTTTGTACTAACTGATATTCCGACTCTATTAGTGTCGCTCCAGATTCTGCGCCTTTTTTTCTTTTATTTCGTTTGCTATAAATTAATTTATCATCTAATATTGAGCACTTATATATGTCCATGTTTCCATCTGGCATTTTAGGATCATTTGTTCTAATTATTAATTGCTGAACTAATGTATTTAAGTCTATGACTATACTAGCGGTTACATAATCCTCTGAGACTTCCATATCAAATGTTAAAATAAATTTATCTTCTTCGTTCCAAATAGGATTTGCCCTAAACGTCATTCTTTGGTTTTTTAACTTAAGGGTTTTTTCTTGCTTGGTCTTTTTATTAATTATAGTAAAACTACATGGGCCCGCGACAGATTCATTGTTTCTATATATTATATATTTGTTAGTTACTAGGCCTGTCCAAGTCTGATCTTGTATAATAGATTCTGTTTCTAGTTTTGGGCTGAAGTCTTCGTTTAATTCTATTGTACGCAAGCTGGTTTTTAGGCACTGCATTTTATCTCCATCAGAGTATGGATGAGTTATGATATTGGTGGCTATATAAGATAATAGAATTTTTTCATTTTCAAAGAATATTGATGGGTTGCAATCTAGGTCGCTTTCTGGCGTTGGTATTTTTTTGATTTTCCCTGTCTCTAGATTTTTAATATGTACTGCCCAGCCAATAAAGCTTGTATATATCGGAAACGGATTATCTGAGTTTGGATTTTCAAAACCAAGAAGCATAGATAAGTCTTTTTCTTTTTCACAATACAAAAGGTATTTGCTGCCATTGTGATTAAATAGAAATGGCATGTGAGAGAGATTATCCATGCATCTAGAAAGCTAGGAAATGGTATTGGCTATCCCCTCTCGGGGTAGAATAGGGAACGTTTCCTTGGGTGCTTATTCCGTATTGATTTCTCCAGACGGCAAGACCGGGGAGCCCTTTTGCAGTGTTTCCAGTGATGATCTGGGCAACGCCAGAAAGGCTAGTCTGGGCAGTTGCAGTTCCGGGAGGACCACCGACATAATAACCTGCGTGCTCCACTCGGGGAATGGCGACAACAGCCCAATCGATAATATTACCTGCATTCCAGTTGTATGGGGCATTCAGCCAAAGAAGAGTTCCTGAGTGGTTGGCAAAGCCTGTGTTTCCTGACCAAGTCTTCATGTGGCCGAATTGACTAGATGCAACGCTGATTCCTGCGCCTCCGGCTATTGAGCTTCTTAAGTTTGATCCAGTTATTTTTTTTGTTTTATTGTCACTTGTGGCGACTACAAAAAAATCATTATCTCCTACTGTGGTCGCTACATCTGACAGATCTCTTATTTTTGTGCCCATACTATATTATATGTCAAATTTTTATTTTTTCAATCGTGGAAAAGAAGTGTGCCATCATCAGATTCTAGCGGGTAATTGCTGTCTGCTTCAATACCATCTTGCTCAATAACTGTTATTGTAAAAATTTTATCAAATGCCTGACCGAATGAGTCGATTGCTCGGATTTTTATATCATAAGACTGTTCTGTGTCATAATGAAAAAATGGAGTTACTAAGGGCGCGACGGGAAGGCCTGTATTTGCAGGAACGGTCTCTAGTGGATCTGTAACTAGATGAAATTCTGAGCTAACCGTATTAATTGCAAATTTTGTATTCGAACCATATGGCACAGTAAAAAGACCAAACATAAAAAACCCATCTATATCATTATCTGGATCGACTCCTGTTAGTTTCCCAACAAGCGTGCCCGCAGGTTCATACTCTTTAATGGTTAAATTATCTAAAATAATATCTGTTGGTGGACTGCCCTTATCTGGCGGTGTTACGGTACTCGCAGCGGAGCAGTTTGTTGAGCCTAATACATCTATACCATTAATATTGGTAGACTGACCTTTCAAGCAAGTAATACAAAGTTTAAAATTAGTACCATAGTCTCCAACGGGGTATGAATCGTCATGATTTTCTGCATACCAGTATCTTCCGGGCACGTTAATAGGCGGATTTCCTCCGGTTCCATCATCAGCTCTGACTATTTTAAAATAACCTCCTTTAACAATCCACCAAGGTTCTTGCTTTGCATTAATACATTTTCTTGTTTTTGTGACACCGTTTGCGTCTAAACCCCATGTTCCGTAAAGGTAGTTAGTTCCGGAACATGGTGCGGAACCAGAATCATAATACCAGTATAAGGACCAGCTGTACGGCCCTTCAATCTCTCCTATATATTGAGACAGATCAAAAACTCCGCCTCGACCTAAGGGAATATATGTAAATCCAGACTCGTTGCATTTGCAACCACATGAAATTCCGCCAATTAAATATGGTAGTGTAGCTAGATGCATTATTAAGGTGTATCAAGATTGCCAACTGCATGCCAGTTGGTTGCGCCGTCATAAAACATTGTACATGCATCATAATATTCTACTAGGTGCGTCCCTTTGCTATTTAAAATTGTTGCAGATGTAGCTAATATTGTAGGTAGGCCCGTGGTGTCTGTATTGATTATTGTAAGCTGTAAGCCTGCGCTTGCTGCGCCTAAATTTGGTAATGTAATTGTCTTGCCGTTGACAAGAAGAACCTTGAGTCCATCATCAACCGTGATCGTATAGTTTGTGTTTTTATTTTCAAAGTTTACATAAAACGGGGCAGCGAGAAGGTGTCCGGTTAGTCCATTTAAAGTTCTCACTCCACCCACCTGAAGGGCTGTGGATTTCATTGTGCTCCCTCCAGCAGTAGAGATAATTAGCTCATCGTTATCCGCAACAGTTGTATGCGTAATTAGATCTCTTGCTTTTATGCTTTGTATTGACATTTCTTTTCTAGCTCCTTTATTCTTTCTTCTTGATTATGTATACATTCTATCAGTAGCGGTATTATCTTATGATATTCTACAGATTTAATGCCATTTTTTCTAGTTAAAACCGCTTCTGGAATAACTTTTTCTACCTCTTGGGCAATTACACCTATATCTTGTCCAGTTTTTTTATCACTACCTTCTTTCCAATTAAATCTGACGCCATTAATTTCATTAATTTTTTTAATAGGATCTTTTATTGTAGATATATTTTCTTTTAAATTTAAATCCGAAGTAGAGTAAAAGGCAGCGATGTCACCCGAAACATTTAAATCATCTTCGATATTTACTAAACCCGAAATTGACACTGCTCCAGAAACGTCTAAGGTGCTATGAAAAAGTGCTGCTCCCGAAATACTTAAGTTTCCCGAACTAGAAATTTCAGCCCGCTTAACTCCTGAAGTATAAAATTCTAAGACATCTGAATCTGCGGAGGATTCTGGAGTAATGTAAGTGTCCTTGTCTTCATCTATCACTCCTCCTCCTCCCATCTCTTTCCATTCTGAATCACGATAGCCTTCATATATCCCAGATTCAGTATTAAACCTTATCATTCCACTTAAGATTGAGCCTGCCTGTGTGGGCCTTTGGGCTGAAGTTCCGGCAGGTAATTTTATTGCATCTGTGGTATCTATATCTAATGCAACTTCAGGAGACTCTGTACCGAATCCAATTAAACCCCCGTTGTCTATAAAAAACACGCTAGACCCATCATCTTGAAGATTAATAATTGGCTGGGCTCCTTTTTGGTTTGCTATTATAGCTGGGCCAGTGCCGTCATTTGTAATAGACATTTGTTCTGTAGTTTGGACATTGGTGTCGATTTGAGTATATCCTCCATTTACAGTTAGATCTCCTCGAACTCTTAAGTTTCCAGAAATGTCAGAATCATCTCCGATGAAAAGCTTTTTTTCTATCTTTGCTTCTGATCCGTTGAGAGACATCACTTCTTGGCCTGAGGCAGTCATAGTGATAGTATCTGTATCAAACGAACTTGTCCCTGTGTTATCTAGAGTTATAGAGGTATCTTTGTCTGAGTCAAAAATAAGGGCATTAGTTATGTGAATTTTACCACCAAAATTTAACTTGTTATAACATTGATAAAATACATTAGATGAAATATCATCAGGAACGGTAAAAAACATTAGCGGTCCGCCCCAAGCAATGTTTTGTCCGTCAGCATCTTGAGGCGGAGATATTTGCTGAGCTAGGGCGGCGCCGCCTCCAACCGCATGCTTGGTGAAATAAAGTGGGCATGAAGGTATATTGGCCCTAATTTCATACTTTTCCCCGCGAACCAAGGTTATGTTTTCTCGGTATCTGCCATTAACTAAATATCCTGATTGTGATGAATCTGATGGGTTAAGCCCTGTTGTAAATTCTAGTAGATTTGAACTGCTTGAATTTTCTAATTTTTGCCCTGTTAGGATAAGATTTTCTTCAACCGTATCTACATTGCCTGAAACAGTATTTAAGTTTCCACTTAAGACACTGATATTGTCTCTATTGTTTTTAATTAATCCACTGAGTCCATCTATTGGGGCAATTTCATCAAGAGATATTCTTACTGTTTTCTTTCCATTTTGTGATCCAGATTGCGCGACCATTAACCATTCTTCTGAACGATTAGAATCTGCTTCAGAATACAGCGGTAAATCTCTAATTTTTATATTAGCCATGACTAATATAAATTACACCTTAGACAGCTTATTGTCTTTTATACGGAATTTAGGTTTTGTGCCAATATACGGAGACCTAATACATTCTTCCCATAAATTATCATATTCTGCGTCGTCTAATACTATAATTTTAATATCTTGGTTAGGTATAGGAATGGACTCAAATAGATCGGTTCTAGGCCTTTTGTGTTCGCAAACTATTGCTCCATGAACAAAGTTCTTTTTACATGAAAAAGCATGTATCATAAAATTTCGCCCTTAATACTAGATGTCATAAAAACTCCTCTGGAGAGACCTCCTAATTGAAAATTATTCGTTTGCACTGCCTTGCCCGCACTGCCTCCATTATATAAAATATTTCCCATACCGGGACTACCCAGCGAACCTCCGGAGCCTGCATTAACTTGAGTCCCGAATGCTGAACTATTATCAATTGGTGTTCCTGCACTACCTCCAGAGTTTTCAGAACCATTATTGCCATTATTTTCGGTAAATGACCCCGCACCACCTTTGCCTATAATTTTGCCTGCCCCTCCACCTCCTCCATTACCATAAAACGTTCCTGCCCCACCGCCGCCTCCACCAAAAATAAAGCCATTATTTTCAATGGTTATTGGGGCAAATATTTCTATCGCGTCTCCCCCCGAACTGCCTTGTCTATGTAAAATAGATCCGCCGTCTCCACCGCATCCAATTATTGTGCCGTTGTTTATAATTTTAATTTTGCTACCTTCAATCCAGCGATAACCAGTAGAGATTGCAGGAATATTTCTAATTCTTTCATGAAAGAGACAATACTGCTCCATCCCTGAAGAAAATATTTTACCATTATTTATAAAAACAAGAGACTCCGGTTCTGTAGTTTCTCCGCGCGCTTGTAGCAATAAAGACTTTAAATTAATATCTGATGTTTCTGCATTATTAACTACAATGGTATTTACTAAAGAAGTATTTCCATCTTCATCATCAGTTACTATGGTGTCTCCATCATCAGTGCCAAAATAACCATCTGCGACGCCCGTAATTGTTGTTGGGCTTGTGCTGGTGCCGTCTGTAATTAAATAATATCCGGGATTTGCATCAATAGAAATATATTCCGATACTTTTTCAATGATAGGGAATGCATTATTAAATTCTGGAAGCATTTGGCCAAATTCATCTATTGCCTTAAATTGCTGTTGTATAGTATTCAGTGATAAGTCATTGGATGATAATAATTCTGTATTATCTAGTCCTCCTACCTCACCCCTTATACGAGCAAAAGAAATTCCCGATTGGGGCGAGTCTTCTCCCGCAAGCTCATGTAAACTTATCCTTGTCATATCAACTCGTGCAGCCCTTGATTTAAGGAGGGGTTAGTGCATGACCCTAGGTCTGCATTTAGTATATAAACCTTAGAGTTGGTTGGCCAGAGGTGAGCTTCTTTGTGCAGATTAACTATTGTGCCTCTGTTTGTAAATAAAAAATAAACTGGATTATCTGGTGTTCCGAATTCTCTACAGAACTCTGCAAACAAAAATATATCTTCTACATTTAAATTATTAGAATTTTCATGCTTGATTATTGTCTCCGCACCCGTTTTGTCATCTGTCCTTATTAAAAAGCCATTGGATGTTGTAATAGCCTTAGCCTCGGTATCTGTTGATCTTTCTGAGTGCGCAAGTTTTCCGTCTACCCCATCAGCAATTAAATAGTTATTATCTTTATATCCATCTAAGGCGTGAAACTCCTTAATGCCAACATCTTTCCATGGAATAACGCTGCCAAATTGATCAAAAATTTCATTAAAGTTTGGCGCAATAATTTCATTTTGTCGTCTCTTTTCATCAGATATAAATTGACCTTGATTTGATAATGAGCCCTTGCAGTGCGCAGTCTCAGCAATTACATCCCCAATGCTGACTGGTCCAGAAGTTGGCAGGGTCATTTTTTTTCCTCAATTTGTTTTTTAAGGTTATCAATTTGTTTTTGTTGATCTTTTATTCCTTCAATTAAAAGCGCAACTAGATTTTGATAAGCAACTCCCATTTTGCCGTCAGAAAGTGTTGCAACAACTTCCGGAACAACTTCATTTACTTCTTGGGCAATCAGTCCCATGTTTTGCTTTTCTGTATCTGTCGCGTCATTACGAGTATACATTCTCCCCTTTAGCATTTTTATTTTTTGTATAGGACTACTTATAGGCCTTACATTTTCTTTAACTGAGGCATCTGAAAAAGCAACAATATCATGATTTGCATAAAGAGAAGTGTTTCCGATTTCTCCATTAATTTCGACAAATCCATTGGATCCTGCGGCAATAGTTGCAGACTCCAAACTCCCTCCGATTTTTACAGCCTTTTTAAAGCCTGCAACTTCATCAAAAACCTTTGATGCTGTAATATCTTGAGCGGTATTTAATGTGACGAATGATCCATCTAGGTTGGTTATACTGGTGGTATTTGCATTGATTTTTCCTAGTAAGGTTGTGATTACATTTCCAGTACCGTTAATCTGGATGTCATTATCAAAAAGTGCGTCAGAGAAAGATCCAGAAAGTATATCTATGTCTTCTGTACCATCTTGAAAAATTGCGCCTTCAAGGCTGGTCAGAGTCATCCTAGAAGTTTTATCTTGCGAGACATCTACGATAGGGAACACATCATCTCCGGCTGGAGATGAAAGGTTTGGGAGTTCTGTAATTTTGGAATCAGCCATAACATATTATATTACACTAATTGCCTGATTCAAGAAGAATAGCAGACCCATCTTGTTTTAAAATTAATTCTTCTGTTTGCTTAAGTAAAGCTTTAGATGTGGATACAGACCTAATTAGTGATTCACAGCTATCCCCTGAGGCATTAGTTGCAATCACTTGATAATAAAAAGTTTTACCCGCAGATAATTGAGACATTGTATAGCTTGACGAAGTAGTGACTTCATTTTGTTTTATTGGGTTACTAAGATTTGCATTAAGTGAATAGGTTACTTTATATGATGAAGCTTGCTGTGATGTAGAACTTAGGCTTTCAGAAAACACTGGCACCCAATTAATTTGAAGAGATTCGGCTCCAATATTTGTTTCTGGAGTTAAAAGAGGTCTAAATGGTAAAGTGAGCACTTCTCGAATATCTGAATTTACAGACTCTCCAGAGTCATTATAGCTCCTGACTCTATAATAAAAAATCTTTCCTGTGGCCACACCTGTAACTAACGCACTATTGCTTGTCGAGCCCTCGATTTTTTTGCCATCAAAGCCATCTATAAAACTATTGAATCCTGCATTATTGCTAATATCTAAGTAATATCCATCTGCGGCAGGGTCTCTGGTCCAATTTGCAGTAAAGCCGGCCCCAATACTGCTGCTCGTGCCACCTTCAATGCTGCAGTCTTTCGTTAGGTTGGAAGCGGGGGATGTAGTTGTCGGACCCAACACCATTTGTACGACTTGAGTGTTAGAAGCTTGGCAATACCCAGATTCATTGGCGGCATATACTCTATAGTAGTATACGCTTTGAGTTAACCCTTCTATAGTTTTAGATGTAGTAGGGACTCTTAGTTTATCATAACTATTTAAAATATTAGAAAACGCACTATCCGTAGCAACATCAATAAAATAATGCGTTGCCAAAGTAGATTGATCCCAGTTTGCCACAAACTGATTAGCGGTTATCGTCGAAGCGGGCCTTGCGGTTGTAGGATTAGGAGGGGTAACGAAAGAAGTTGTCGTTTCTAGACCCTCTCCGCAATCGTTTTTTGCTATTACTTTTAAATAATATCTCGTACCCCTAGATAATCCACATACCTGTATTGAAGTTGATGTTAAATTTTTAGGGTCATAATTTGACAATAGCGCAGCAAATGCGCTATCTGTTGCAATATATAAATCATAACTTAAGGCCCCTAAAGCTGCATTAAAAGATATATCTACACATCCTGCACAGGTAATATTCGACGTAGAAAGATTTGTGACCGCAGGAGGTATGGTTGTTTTCGAGCTTGACTCTGAGTATTCTCCTGAAGCGGAGTCGTTTACGCCCCGTACCCTAAAGAAATACTGGGTTCCTGCGAGTAGCCCTACAAAAGCTTGACTTGTAAGATTTGTGCTAATAGTTTGCTTTATGGTGGAAAAATCACTCTGCTCAGATATATCTACTGTATATCTGTCTGCACTAGGATCGGCTTGCCAGTTGACAGTAAACCCATAACCTTGAGTCGCGCTATAACTACAATCTGAAGCAGGAGATAAAGTTATTTTTGATGGAGTAGTGTGGGGTGTTTTAATAAGTTTTCCTGTTGAATAAGGCCCTTCTCCGCAGCTTGAATTTGCGCCTCTAATCCTTACATAAAAGATAGTATTGGCAGTAAGTGAGCTGATTGATTTGGAGTTCGTTGTGCTAGATAGTGCTTGGACTATGTTATTAAAATTTGAGTCTGTGGCAATATCAATATCATATTCTGTGGCCGATTTGGCTGCATCCCAATTCAAATCAAATGCATTACTTGATAAGTTTGATACAGAAATATTTTGTGGCGCAGGAGGCTTTGTAGTCACTGAAACTGCTGGAGACAAGGGGGAACTTCCAAATTCATTGATTGATTTTACTTTATAAGTATATTCTGTTCCATCTTCTAGATTAGTAAAATTATGAGAGTTTGCTGAGGCTGGTGCAGTGGCAGATAATACTTGAACCCCGTCTTTGTACAATATTATTTCATAAGAAGTCGCTCCACTTTGACTCTGCCAGTTAACTTGAAATCCACCTTGGATACAATTTGATGTATTCACCCCACTCGGAGTATCTGGTATATCTCCTGTTGAACCATCTTTATCTGAAGAGTTCTGACCAAAACCGCAATCTTCATTACCTGCTCTTACTCTAATTTTATAATCCTTATTTTCGTCAAGCCCTGTTATGGTGTGCTGTGTTAAAGTTATATTTTCTATGGTCGTATAAGTTACTCCATTGTCGTCAGAATAATCTATTTCATACTTTGTCGCAGATTTTGTTGCGTTCCATGAAACCGTTATACTAGTTGCTGTCTTGGACGCAATGGAAACTGTTGGCGCTGGTGGTGGAGTTGTTGTGGAAGAGGTTGGGGAAAATGGAGAATTTCCATATTGACTAATAGATCTTACTTTGTAATAGTATTTTGTACCTGCTTCAAGGCCTGTTATTGATCTTGAAAGATTTGTTGTCCGATAGTCTAAATCATAGGGACTGATAAAGTCATTAAAAAATTCATCTTCAGATACAACTAAATTATAAGAATCCGCCAAGGGGTCTGCAGACCAAGATACAGTAAATCCGTCGAGGGTACATACGCTTTTTGTTAGTCCTGATGGGGGTTCAGGTATTCCTTTCGTTGTCCCACTTTTTGCGGTAGAATTATTGCCTGTTCCGCACCCTTCATTTTTTGCCCTAACCCTTACATAATACTGAACCTCTTTCTCTAAGTTCAAAAATACGATTTCGTTAGTAAAGATTTGATAATCTTCATATGGCTCAACAAAAGTAGCAAAATTTTGATCTTTCGATAAATCTACTTCATATGCTGTGGCAGATTTAACCGTGGGCCATGAAGCTTTGAACGATGTAGCGGTTTCTTCACTAATGGAAACTTGAGGTTCGGCTGGAAACGTTAATATCGTTATCGTGCTAGAATAGTCTGAGTGTCCGTGTTGATTATGTCCTCTGAGCCTATAGTAATATCTTGTGCCCGCAGATAAATTGGATATAACTTGTTTATCACTAGTCGTGCGAAAGCTTGTGTTATACGGAGATATAAAAGAATCAAATGTAGGGCTCGTGGAAAGATTAAGCTCATAACTCTCTGTGTCTGGGTCTGATTCCCAGTTGGCTGTAAAGCCATAAAAGGTACAATCTGTCGCAGGTAGGGCTACTTTAAATTTTGTTTTCTTTGCGGTAATTTCTGTATGAACATTAGATGCGGGACTTGTGCCGCAATCGTCTTTTACAGATTTTACAGTGAAATAATATTGCTTATCTTGCTCTAGTCCGGTTATTTCTATAGTATTTGAGTTTGATACTTTGTTTGTATAGTCTGGAAGAGTTGGACTCATTCCGGGGAGAGAAGATACATTAACAAGATAGCGGTCTACATCTGGAACAGCAGTCCATGATAATGTAAGGGAGTCCGTGGTGACATTAGATGTAGATAGGTTTGTCGGAGTTGAGGGTTTTACGCATTCTTCATTACTGTCCGAACTGCTAGAAATTCCACAATCATTAATTGATCTGACTCTAAATTTATATTCTTCTCCTGCAGATAGTCCCGTTACATCAATGAAGAGGTCTTCAGTTTGTCTTGAATCATAAAGTGTTAGATTAGGATTAAAGTTATTGGCTCTCGTCGATACGTCCACCTCATAAGATTCTGCTCCTTTTGCTGCTTGCCAGTTTATTCTAAATGAATCTTGATCTTTTTCTGTAACAGGATTTAATAAAGGAGCTAGTGGTATAGTGGTTTTTTCTCCTACATTTGAAAAGATTCCTTTACCCCCTTCATTTTTTCCAATTACCCTGAAATAATATTTTGTTCCAGCCTCTAACTGTGTTACAACTAAAAAATTGACACTGCTCGTGGCGGGATTATAATTTTGAATAGATTTAGAAAAATCTGGATCACCGTTTGTATATAATGATTTAGTTACTTCAATTTCATAAGAATCTATTCCATGCAAATTATCCCATGATATTCTAAAACCATAAAGAGTACAAGCTCCAGCGATAACATTGGAAACTTTTCCGGGAGGTACAGTATGGTTTACAGGAGAGGTTCCACTGGTTTCTCCGCAGTCATTTTCAACATAGATTTTAAAGTAGTATTTATTTCCCGGAATAAGACCTTTTACTACCATGCTGGTATCATTTGTTTCTTTTCTGTTGTAACCATCAATTGGTGAAGACGTTCCATCAATAAAAACTGAAACTTTATAAATATCTGTAGAAGGTACAGCGTCCCATGCAATTTGCATAAAGTCTGTACCGCTGTCAATAACCCTTGGGTTGTTTGGTTTTGGCGCACGGACAATATGATTAATTATATTTGAATATCCACTTTCCCCTGACGTATTCTTTGACGTTACTCTTGAGTAATATACTTTGCCCGCGGAGAGATTTTGGGCGAGAAAGCTGGTTGATGAAACGGATTGACGATCATATATGGGATTTAAAAAATTTACATTATCTGCGACATCAATGAGGTACTCACTCGCCCCTTTTACTGAATTCCAATTTATTCTGTAGCCGAAGTTTGGAGAGTCTTGACAGTCACTGATTCCTGTGATAACTGTTTCGGTTGGAATAGTGATCGTTGAAACAACGTTAGAGTATGCAGATTCTTCTCCTTTTTCATTTGTACTTTTTACTCTATAATAGTAAACCGTTCCGGGTTCTAAGCCACAAATTTCTTTAGAATATATGACTCCTGCATTACCATCACTTGGTATTAAAAGCCTATCAATGACTTTATTCTCATTATTAAAAAATGGATCTTCTTTTGAAACATCTAAATAATAGTCGTGATCCATGACGTGTCCACGCCAATTTGCCGTAAAGCAAAATTGAGTGTGGTTTGTCGCAGGCAGAGCTTGGGGAATGTGGGTTGGTATGGTTGGCTCCATACATTGTTCTTCCCAATAATCTACTGGGATATTATAGTCTCCACTTAGTGCTCCCGATACAAGTGTTTCGTCTAGGGAGTTAAAATATCCTCTATAAGTTAAAGAAATTTCTAGTTGACTGTCTGCCGCAGCAGCTATATTCTCTGCAACCAATCTAGCGTTTGGGATATTATAGCGCCCAATTGTAGATGTTTTATCTGAATTTTGGACTAAAATTGATAAGTCTTTCTCATGAGGTTGAGGGGGTTGGATTAAATAGTCAAATACATTTTTGGCCTCATAATCATCAATATGTAATAGTATGTTAGCCGTAATTTCATATGGAGGTATGGTGGATACTTGAACCGGTCTGTCTTTGCCTACCGCGTATATTGGCTCTCTAGGTATCGTGAGGTCATAGGAAAAGCTTTGTACTCTATTACTTTCTGTGCCGAATCCAGATATAATTATCGATCCCTGATCTGGGATTTGTATAATTTCTCCCTCTTCTTCAGGTAATAAGACTGGTGTTGCGGGGACAGGGTGATCACCAGTAAGTGCGATCCATTTATAGTCTTCTCCTTCTTTTGGATTTAATTTCGTTATTGCTGGATCAGTTGCAATGCCTGTAGTTAATACTCCAGTAACTAATCCGGTTTCTGATATAGAAAATTCTCCAGTTTCATGTGTGGCAAAGTTACTTTCGTAAGGTTGATATTTCGATTTTTCTAATGTTCTAGATCTTCCTCCAATATTGCCATATACTGATATGGAAGAATTAACTTCTGGTATGGAGCCTATTGAACAATTTACGCTATACTGATCTAAATAGCCACTAACAAAATCAAAGCTTGTGCCATTATAGTATATCCCTCCATTAAATCCACATTCTCCTGTATAATTTAGTAAAGGGTCTCTTGTAATTAAGCTTCTGGTTATATTAAAATTTCCTTGAAGGGGTGCATTTACGAGACTATCAAAATAACCATGACCAAGAACATTTAGGGGCTGTTCATTTATTTCATAGCCACCATCTATCGAAACTACGCCAGATAAGGCATAATGTTCAATAAAAAATTTTTGTTCGTAATTTAAATTAGCATCGTTCATGTTGACTCATAATAATAACTTTTTTAGGACTTATTTCTAAGAATTCCCCCCAGTCTTTGTTGTTCAGTTATGATTTCAATAACTGCGCTTTTGATTTGTGATGCCAATTCTGCGGCTCTATCCTTTGTTACGGTATTTACTCCGCTTGAAGAAGAGTTCGTCATTTCATTGCCTCCACCCATTTCATTGCCTTTTGAGTCTACGTTAACGGTTATGTTTACATTACTTCCTGCAGATCCACCTCCTCCGCCTACAGATGTTGCGGGCGCGGATGAGGAAGATGGAAATCTAAGGGTTTCTAATATTTCGCCTAATAAATTATTTTGTATAGTTGTATTATCTACAAAGCTATTAGATGTTGAAGAATTAGATGTATTGTTTATAGTGCTATTAGAGCTATTAGAAGATTGAGTTGAGTTTGCACTACTATTGATTGTAGAATTATTTACTACATTAGAATTTTGTAAAGTGTTTGATATTTGTGCAGGTAGTTCTGTATTTTGTTCTTTAATTGCTTCTAAGATAGATGTTAATACTTTTACCTGCTCTTCTCCTTTTGTTTTAATTTCTTGAGTGGTTGTATTATTGATTGTTGATTCAGATTTTTCTGTTAAGCTTTGTATTTGTTCTGCACGAGCTTGCTCTTGCTCTCCTTGCTCCATAAGCGTCTCAAGGATTTGTTGTAAAATAACAGACTGATCTTCCAGAGGAGAGGATGGCATGCTTGTGCCTTTTACTTTACCGCCTTTATTTAGATTTTGAGAATTAACAGAATTCATAAAAGAAAGTCCGTGCTTTCTTACTGCGTCTTTATTAATTACGTATTCCCCTCCTGTAAGTAGTGCGGGAACCTTGCTTGATGATATTCTTCCTCCTGCTGCTCTTTTTGCTGTAGTAGTACTTTGTACTAAATTTCTTATTCCTACACTTTGATTAGTTGCAGATTGACCTGCATCGGGTGTCCAAGTTTGATTCGCTGAACCAAAGTTTGGGGACATTCCTGTCCATGATACGCCGCTTGCAACATAGTTCGTTCCTTGAGCTTTCATGATGCCCTGATAAGGATTACTTCGGGCTGCAGCCACTTGGCCATATGTAATTGGATTCTTTACATTTCCAGAGAACATACTCCTTCGCTGAGATATCGCCCCTGATGGAGACGCTTGGAATCCCATTGGAGCTAAACCAGCATTTGCGGTGGTCGCCCCTCTTGAAAAGAAATTAGAAAATACGCTTGTTGACCCTCTTGAGGTTTGTCCTACATTTTGACCGATTTGACCTGTTTGAGTCTGTGATACATAGGATCTTTCTGCTCCTTGAGGAACCCCATAAGCATTGAGCTTTGCATTTGCTTTTCCTACGTTCATGTTTCCGCTTTTCATGTAGACGTCTGATTGAGTCAATGGGGCTTGTGGGTTAGCTGCATTATATGCTTCTAGGCCACCCGCTTCGGCAACGTTAATAGTATTTGCGCTTTTTGACATTGCGCTTGCTTGCATTGCTCCTTGTAGTTGACTCATTCCAAAGCTTACTGCGGCGCTAATTAGCACTCCCTTAATGGCATTCTTTATGGCCTTTTTTCTGTCTTTGCGGTATTTCTCCATTGCGGCAACATTGCTGTCATAGGCAGAAACTGCCTCTAATGCTTGTTGTTTAGCTTGTAAGACTTCATCTGCAACTGGGCTTTGTCTGAGGCCCACACCTGACAGTCGCATACTTTCATCTTCTAGCTGAAGATTAAGTCCTTGCCCTTGATACATTGTTTGTCCAAATTCGTCAATTGATCCTGCGGAAGATATGACATCTCTTGAGCCTGCTGTAGCACCTTGTCTGGCGAATGCTAACAAGTTATCCCTGCCAACAATTTGTCCGGCAGCAAAAGTCCCTGCCTGACCGCTTGATGGCATTAGGAATCCACCTTCTCCTGTTTGGTTGTCTGGATAAACTGCAGGATCCACTGGTCCAGCATCTCCAAGCATTGCTTCTTGGATTATCCCTCCTTCGTTTTTGCGTTGAGTAGTTCCTTGATTTAACGATGCTAAAAATTCAGTTCCGTATTTATTTACTGCGGCTTTTCTGATTACATATTCTCCAGAATTTAACATTGCAGGTACATCATCCTTTGTGCCACTGCCGCCTTCAACAAGTCCGCCAGAACTCCTTCTAACAATTCCTCCTCTAGAAAATCCGCCAAATAATGAGCTTAATCCCTGATTCATGAAACCTAGCATTTGATCCGCGATTCTTTGATTGAGTGCTTGTTGTAAAGTTTTTAGGAATCCAAGGGCTACATCTTGTAATGCGTCATCCCAAGATTTTATGCCTGCTAAGCCCTCTGTTAATGCAATAGACATGTTGTCTGCAAATGTACGGGGTAAAGTTCTACCCAGCTCATTAAAGAACTGGCTTTCTGTCGGAATTTCATCTAGCATGCTAGCAAAACCAGCCTTAAAGCCTTCTGCATTCGATGGGCCGGCATAGGTTGGGTCGGCTCTGCCTCTGTCAACTTTTGCATCAAAAAGTAATTGTTGTGCTTTTCCTGAAAATCCTTGTTCACTAAGTAGCTTTGCTTCCTGTTGGGCATCAAATAGTGCGGCATTTAATTTGTTGCGTAAATCATTTTCTTTTTCAGATAGTAATGTGTTTGCTTTTGCATTTTGTTCACTCTCAGAATACTGCGCCTCTATTTCTGCATATTTTTGAACCGAATCTTTAATCACATTATTGAGTCTTAATTCTAAATCTGGTCTTTCGGCTAAATTTATTCCAATACCTTTTAGTTGGGTGTTATAATGATTGATTAATTTTCTAGTTTCGTCTGAGCTTCCAGTAACGGATGCGCCAGAACTACTAAAATTTAAGGCTCCTGATCCCAAATCAGCCGAACCTGAGACTGCGCTTAAATCACTAAGGAATTTTTTAGTATGTTGATTGAAGGAATTTATTTGAGATTGTGTTAATTTTTTAGATTTTGGTACCGGGGGATCTGGGTTTAATTTTCCAGTTAATGGATCTAAATTCTGGTCTCTTATTATATCTTCCGCACTTGCAGCTGCTTTTTGTCTTTCAACAAAGGTGGCCTTTTTCCCGGAGAGCTCCATCAAGGTCCCCTCTCTTGCTTTAAGGTCTTGAGTAATATCGTCAAATGCAGACATTGCGTTAGAAAAGGCGTTGGAAAGGCCGGCGTCCATGAGCCGTGAATTAATTCGTAAATTTTGACCGAAGAATTGACCGTTCATATTCCGGTTAAAGGATGGAAATAGGTCTTGTTGCGCTTGTGTGTTTGTAAAATTTTTATTTAAAATACTTTTATCATTTGCAAAATCTTCACTCTTAAGGTATGTCTGAAAATCTCCTGCGGTAATTGTCTGCATTTGCTCGCCTGTGGCAGAATCGAATATTCTAAATCCACTACCACCATCTTTTTGAAATTTTAGAGGAGACTGGTTTTTTGATTTCCGATCCATATTCATGAGCTCCAACAAACCCTCCATTGCTTTATCTACTTTATCTCCCCCAATATCTTGAGATTTTATTTCGTTTATTTTAGTATCAATTGATTTTATTTCGCTACCTATATCTTCTGAAAGTAATCTTGCTCTAGGACCACCACTACCAAGCCCTGATTGTTCTGCTAAGCGTTGAAGTGTTTCAAATTGTGGCGCAGCTACAGCTTCAGCTTCTCGCTGCGATATTTGTCTCGTTAGGTCTTTAATGGCTTCAGTGTTATCATCTAGAGCTTGAATATTATTCGCGTTTGAAAAGGCATCTACAAACGATTTTTCTAACTCAATTGCTAGTTTTTGCTGCTGTGCGTTTCTTTGCGCATCTGCTCTTTTTAGCTCTTTTTCTTCTTGTATCCTTCTTAACGCAACTGGGTCTGAAGATCCCGCGCGCAGTTTACCTTCAAATGGCAATTTAAAGTCTCTATCTATTTGTCCGAGTTGAGATTTTAGAGCTACATCAACTTGACGACTCGCAATTGCAAGGTCTTGAGATGCAGACTGAAGCTGAATAGCATAATGCTCTCTTGCTCTTTTTTCTTCTTGCTGAAGTCGGTTTAATTCGCTCTGTAGATTCACCCCTATTAAATCTAACTCTGTCTTTCTCTTGGCTAAGGTACTTTGTTTCTGGTAGTCTAGGCTTATGTCTGATAGTAAATTCGATACCTTTCCCCCTTCCCTAAATATATCTTTATCGGTCTGAACAATATCCTCTAAAATTTTGCCGTCCTCAATCATTTGGACTAGCGCATCGTCTGAAGCATTTAAGATAGCCTCTCTGGCTGCATCTATCCTTTCTATTACTGTGCCGTCTGGAAGTGTAATTTGGCCAGTGACTCCTTCGGATTCCATTTGCTTTAGGCCTTCTGTTAGAAGTTTTGTTCGAATGCCTCTAATTCTTTCTTCTTCTGCTGTTTGGGCGTTAAGTAAAATTTCTTTTTTTGCGACAGCTTTTTGTATCTCGACTCTCTCTCCTATAGACTTATTTAAAATTTCATACTTTGCTAAAAATTTAGTGGCCTCCATATTAATACTTCTAGCTGCTTTTACATCCATAAAAGAAACATCGTCTTTCAGTAGTCTTTTTTGCATTTGCATTGTTGCCGCAGCCTGCTGTGCGGCGAAGTTGTTTCTTTCTTCTACTACTTTTTCTGCTGTCTTAATGTTTTTTTCTTCTGCCTCAATTGATTTTTTTATGGCTTGATGAAGCTCTTCATATCCGCCGTCGTCTATGAGGTCTTCAATTTTATCAGCCATATCTTCATGAGCTTGGCTTCCTTTGATAAAACCCATTTGAGAGGCCATATCTGCCCCAACATCATAATTACCAAAAAAACCTTTCATATTATCATAGGTTCCGTCTTCAAAATTTGCAAGCATAGCAGCTCTTTGTTCTCCTGAAAGGCTTTTTCCTAGTGATAATGAAAAGTTATCGAAATCTTGTTGGTTATAATCTGTGTTATTTTTATCTAGCCTTGCGCGCCTAACATCTCTCATATCGCCACCAACCTCTGAATCATCCACAACTTCCCCGAAGGCACTAAATGACTCCAACAAGCCAGCTTGATCTACTTTAACTTTTGATTGTGCTGTAAACTTACGCATAACTTCTTGTTGAGCGCTTTTATCTTGTCCTGCTGCACTAAAAGCTTCAATAAAAGTTTGTCCTTTAACTTTTATTCCGCTTACTTTATTAGACTGAGCGGTAATCATGTCTTTGACTTCCTGAGATCCTCCTGTTCTAAGCGCATCTGCTATACTATTGAAAACTTGTATATTCGATTGGTGTGCGGCGGCAGACTCTTGTGTTGCTTCTGATAATTCAGCCGTACTTATTTCCATCTCTGCAATACTTTTTGCTAAACCTCCTATAGCCCCTATTGTGCCTCCAACTGCCGCACCAACAGCAGTACCTATTACTGGAACAACGTTACCAATCATTCCTCCCATCATTGCTCCTGTCGCTGCGCCAGTCAATACATTAGAGCCAACGTTTTGAGAAAATCTCTCTCCTTCGGACTGCTGTGTTCTTGGCTTATCTGATTTTAGGGCGCTATCAATTAAGGCTCCAGCCATTGGCGCTGCCATCATAAAAGCCATTCCATTCATTGCTCCACCCATACGACCTACTCCTCCTGCGAATCCTCTAGCATTGGGGGCTTCTGCTCTACGCCTAAAGCTGTCCATACCTGCGCTAACTACATTAGTTGGTCCCATCATTGGATTTCCTGCAGCAGTTCTGGCCGCTGAAATTTGCTTAAGAGCTTCTTTAGTTTCTTGTTTAGAAAAGCCTAATTGTTTGAGAGCTTCTCTGGTTTCATGTTTACTGGCATTTTTCTTAGATAGTCGATCAATAGCAGTTTGCTTAAGTACTCCCATTTCTTCTTTAGCTTTTCGCTGGTAAAGTCTGACAAACTTTTTCATATCATCGCTAACAAACCTACTATGCTTAGACCATTCCGAAGGATCTGCGCCTCCCTTTGTTCCTTTTCCGGGAACAAAATCTGCGGCGGGACTTGCAAAGTTTGGCACGTCTCTTAATCCTCTTGGTTCATCAATTGTATTCGTGACCGCCAATCCTGTTGGATTAGAGGAACTTATTAGTTTATCGCTTTGATTAATTCTTATTGCCGACACAGGGACTCCTGCATCCTTTTCTCTTTGTATGGCATCCATTAATGGAGATTTTGCAAAGTTTGGAATAAAGCCATCTGCTGCGGACCTTTGAGCCTTTTCCTTGTTTTCTTTAACTTGATCTAAAAATTTGCTCGGGTTTTGGTTAAAGATTTTTTTGGCCATGCTTTTTAGATTGTCTGGAGATGCGGAAGCCTTAAAGTCCATTATGCTATAATTTTTTAAGCCAAATAATTGATTAACTTTCTTTAGTGATTCTGAGTCTATATTATCTTTTATATCAAAGTCTCCACCCTCTGTCCTGAGAGCAGAGTCTATTCCGTACGCAGAGGCTACGGCTGATTCAAAACCTGCTCCAACGGCAGCAGCGACAGCCCCTTTGCCTCCTCCTGCGGAAAGAAGTTTTTTCTTTATGTCTTCCGAAGTAACATCTCCTTTGCCAACGGGTAAAATTGTGTTTGCATATTTTGCAGAATTATCAAAAATTGATTGAGAAATATTTTTTTCTATTTTAGATTCGTCAGGCTCTGTTACTTGCCCTTCTGGCACTGGAATCGTTGGACCTCTAACCGCTAGATTTGTCATGACGAAGGGGTATGTATTTTTTCCTTTTTTAAAGACGCTATCTATTCGCTGAAATTCTTCGTCAAAATTAGCATTTCTTTGAGGTATAAGCGCTGCAAATGGTCCTCCAAAAAAAGATGATCCTGCGTCAATTTTAATTTTAGAAGCTTCGATTAGTGCAGCTTTATCTGCTTTTACTTTACTTGCCGCCGCTTTTCTCGCATTCATACCTCTGGTGACTGCTTTATGAATTCCGGGATACTGAGTATCTAATGCAAAAGCTCCACGACCGTCTACTTCTCCTGAAGCCACCGCTTCCTCTATCTCGCTAAGGCCCACCCCTTTTTTACTTGCATAAGAACTCAACTTCATCGCCGCATAATTTGGGACGTACCCTTTTGATGCATATGGATCAACCCCATACATATCTATTGATCTCTGTCTGTGTTCTTTTCCGGCATTACTCGACATTGGAGGGTTAATAAAAGGTTGTTGAAATCCTTTGACTTTTTTAACTTTTTCTGCACTATTATAGATTACCATGCCTTCACCCGGCATGTTCATAGATTTTATTGCGCCGGGGGCATACCCACCTTCGAGAGCCCCCTGTCTTTCATTTTTTGCAAAATTTGGTATATGCCCACCAGCTCTCCGTCTGCTTCTTGGTATTATTAATTCTTGATTGGCACCAGCTTTTACAGCAACCTTAGATAATTCTTGAGCAACTCTCAGCTGCTCCCTGTGGGCCGCAGTTTGTTTAACAATTAAGTCCAGTAAAACTTGTTCTTGTTGGGTCTTGGTTTGCCCTTGACCTATGAGTTGGTTTGCCACTTCAGAGTTTGTTCTTAAAAGACCTAATATAGATTCTTGGACCTGTTTTTGTTTTTGGGCTTCTGTGGTCATACCCATGAAATTTGCCAAACTAGTCCTCGCAAATTTACCAACATCTATAAATAGTTTGCCAACAAGACCTAAGATTAAAACTGCTCCGGGACCAGTTATTATATTACCCAATCCTTTTAAAAATCCGTTGGCAAAGTCACTAGCTATCCCTTCTCCATCTAATACATTTGTAATTCCTTCTGCTAGCCCGTTGACAGCTTTAAGTATTTTTTCTATACCGGGACCTACTGTGATTTCCCCTATTTGCGCTGCTAATTGCTGTAGGCTGGTTAGCGTTCTGCTCGTTAAAGCAGCCATTGTTTTATTTAGCTGCTCATTTTTTTTGCTAGCTTCATCTGTAGCTTGGCTTGAAATTTTGATTGCTTGAGCGGTAATACTATTTTCTTTGCCTAAGTCCCTCATGGCAGCCTTAAGTACGTTGATTTGAAACATTCCACCTACAAGCTGTGCGGTATTAGATTGTTGTGATTGAGATAATTTGTCGTAGGTTTTTGCTAGGTTTTCTAAAATTTTAACCGCAGGAAGAACTTCACCCTGAACATTTCGAACAGCGATACCTAATTGCTCTAATTGATTAAGTGTTTCCGGTCGCTGTATTCTTGTGAAGATTGTTTTAAATGAGTTTCCTATAACCGCCCCTCCTCTGGCTGTAATTTGTTGTGCGGCTGTAATTGATCCTATTAATTGATCAATATTCATACCTGCATCTTGGGCTACAGCAGCTGCTCTAGAAAGACCATTAATTAAATCTTCTGAACTAACAGCAAAAGCCATATCAACTGCAGCTAGCTTATTCATTACCTCTGTAGTGTTAACTCCCGCATCAGCGAAAGAGTTTACCGCAGCAGTAAGACCTTTTACGGCATCTGTAGCTTTCATTCCGGTTAGCCTAGTTAATACTAAAGCGTCGTTTGTTCTTTGTAAAGTCTTTTCAACACTTAAACCCTGTCTTGCAAATTCAGTTGCTGCAGCGGCGACCTGATCAAAACTCTGTGCAGTATTTTTTGATATCTTAAATAAGTTATTTCCAAATTTTTCTAAATTGGCGGATGTTGCCCCGAGAACTACATTTATCTCAGCTAGAGATTTCTCAACTTGTACCGTCTGAACGACTAATTGCTTAAATGCGTTTTGTATTGAATTAATAACTGCTACAGAGGCTCCAAAGGCGACAACACGAGCATTAGAAGCTTCGATTGATTTGGTAAATTCATCTGCTGAGGCTGTAATTCTACCTAGTGGCTGTGTGAAAGATTTATCGTCTACATTAATTTTCAGAGGATTATTCTGAAATTTACGCATTGCGCGCTGAATAGACTGTTCAAGTCCAACTTGTTCAACTGGTAGGCGAAATGTACTCATAAGCTATGAGTAATTTACACGAAATATGATTACTTTGGATTGGCTCCCATCAGATCTATTAGATCATTCATATCAAGTGAGCCACCTTTTTTCTTTGCTGCGTCATATAAAGAGACACCCTTTTGTTGCTCTTCTTTGTCTACTCCCATATATTCATAATCTTTTTCCTTTGCTCCGAAAACTGTAGTTGCTCCCCTTTTGTCTTCATGCTTAGACAGGTCATCTTTATTTTTATCTGAAGAATTTGCAAAATCCAATAGGGCACCGGGATCTTTTTTGATATGTTCTGGGATTTTATCATGTTTTTCAAAAATAGACTTAAAAACCCTACTATATACTATAAGTTTAATTTGATGATGGGTCAGGTTACAGACAGCTTGTCCATAAAATTGAGTTGAGTCTTCGCAGAAAGGCATATATGCAAAAAAGAAATCTTCTAAT